CTGGCGACCTCACCCCGCCCCGCTATCGCGGGGCTGCCCCTCTCCGCAAACGGAGAGGGGCGGGCAGTGACCCTTCTCCTTTGGAGAAGGGTGGGCACGCCGCAGGCGTGACCGGGATGAGGCCCCGCGCCGAGTCCGCATTTGCCCATTCATTCCCTTTCTTGTCCGTGGCGCCCGGCGCCCCGATCGGATAGAATGAGAGCTGCCTGGAGGCCGCCCGGGAAGCGGCTTCTCGGGACATATCCGAAATTTCCAAACGAACCCATTTGGCAGTTCCAGTCTGGGGTGCAGGGGAGCCGTGCTCCCCTGCGCGCCGTTGGCAGTTCCCGCTAGGGGAGGTGTTGCATGGCATCGAAGAAGCAGATCGCGGCGAACCGCCGCAACGCGGCCTCATCCCCCTGCCCCCTTCTCCATCAGCCCGCTGTCGGGGAGCACTTGGTGTGAGCAAACCCGGACTAACCTGGACCTGGCTGGGGTACGCTGGACGGCGCAAGGGGCGCGGGTTTGCGCGGAACGCCCGCAAACGGGCGCGCTCACTTGAATTGGGCGGGCTCTCAGCAGAGGGCGAGTCGAGTGCACTTGAATTGGCCGAGGCGCGACCTGCGCGGTCTCCATTGCAGACGAATTGCAGAATCGGTGCAGATGCAGCATTGGCGGGCTTGCAGGCGAAACGAGGCATGGGCTCGACTGTCGCATTTGCGGCGGCGGCAGGGTCCAGGTTGGGGGCACGAACCTGGACCTTGCGTCCATGTTGCATGAGATCAATGAGTTAGGGCTCGCCGGCGCCAACTTGAGTGTTTGCCATCGAGATGCGGGCCGCATTACCGCACCGGCCGACCGAGGACGGGCGCGGCCAGCCGCTGCTTCTCGTCGAGCGCTTGTTGCAGGCTCGCCATGCGGTCGCGGCCTGGATTGGTGTCCCAGCCCGGGTCGATGCCCACGGGCACGCGCTCCACGCGGCCGGTGCGAGTGTTGCGCCAGTTGCGGTAGCGCGTGGGCGGCGCCTGAGTGCGGACGGGCTTGGTGACGCGCTCGCGGCGGCCGGTGAGGTTGCCGTCCTGGTCGCGGATGGGCGCGGCCGTGGCGTCGGGAATGCCCTCGCCCTGGAGGCGCTCGGCCTCGCGCCGTGACACGGCGCGCGTCCAGCACTTTCAGCCCCAGCCGTTGGGGGGCATGTGCGTCTCCCACCACGGATCGTCGGCGGGCAAGAGCAGGCCGTCCCAGGCCACGTGCTGCTCGCGGTGCTCGCGCGAGGGACCCAGGCGGTAGAGCAGGAACGGGTGCGTGCGCCGGTTGCGCTCGATGCGCTCCCACTGGCCGGCGGCGCGGGCGGTGCGCAGGTTGGCGCGGTAGATCGTGCGCAGCCGGCGCGGGCTGCCGAGTTGCACTGGGAGCGTCTCCCCGGTGAGCGGATCGACCGCGTCCTTGACGCCCCACCAGCCCAGCTTGCGGAGCGTTGGCTCCAGGTCGGCCTGGAACTGGCGCAGGGTGCGGCCCTCGGCCAACGCCTTGTCCACCTCGCCACGGATCGCCTGCAGCACGTCCAGCTCCGTCGCCTTGGCCACCGTGAAGGAGACCTCGTGCTCCTGCCGCCACACGTCCCGGTAGTCGAAGCCGACCTTGAAGCCCTTGGCGCGGAAGTAGTCCAGGGCCTCCTTGGGCGGCACCGGGTCGAAGCGGAAGCCGGGCTTGTCGGTGAACTTGGGCATCAGCCGAGATCGTCATAGGGCACGCCGAGCGCCTCCTGCACGTGCATGGAGGCCATCACCACCGAAACCGCCGTGGGATCGTCGGCCGGGCCGGAGTACGCCGCGCGCCAGCGGGTGAGGGCCGAGAGGGCTTCCTGCAGCAGGAACGGGTTGGCCTGGGGTAGCCCCGTGTCCGCCAGCGGGCGGGGCAGGATGATGGAATCCTCTTCCATTGCGGAGCTCCCCGCGAGCCGCTCGTCGGAATTTCCCTCCTTCGCCGGCGGCCCGGCCAGGCGATAGACTCCGCGGCGGACGCGCTGCGCCTCGCCCTTGATCAGGAGCCGGTTGAGCGTGTCCTGCACCTGTGCCTGGCTCGACTGCACGTCCTGCGCAACATCACGGACGCGGCATTCGCCGTGCGCGCGCAGCGAGGCCACCACGGCGTCCAGGTGGGGTGTCGCGCGAGGCATCACGCATCCTCCGCGTCGCCGGCGCCGCGCGCCTTGAACAGCGCCGTGCCCAGGTCGCGCACGAGGCGCTGCGCGTCCAGCTTGCCGACCAGCTCCTCCAGGCCGGCGACCAGCTCCTCGTAGGAGCCTGCGCGCCGGATCAGGTCGCGGATGGGGTCGATGAGCGGGCGCAGCATGGGCTCCCATTCGGCCAGGGCCTCGGCCTCGATCTCGTCCAGGTCGTCGAAGCCGGAGCCCGCGTCCGCCTGGGCGAGGGCCAGGGTGTGCACGTGGCCACATTGTGGGCACAGGCCCGCCGCGGCGGTGGCCCCTTCCTCGCCCGGCAGTGGCGGGGGCACCGGCGCGGCGGGCGGCGCCAGCAGCTCCGCATCGTCGGCGGGCTCGGGCAGGCCCAGCTTGTCGCGGATGACGGATTGCTCCACGCGCAGGCCGAGGGGCACCAGGTCGCGCAGGGCGGTGGTGAGAGCGGCGAGGTCTTCGGGCTCCGGCACGTGCAGGGACAGCCGCGGGTAGGCGCCTTCGGGCGGCGGGCCGAAGTTGAGGTCGATGTACGCCTTGACCAGGTCGCGGTTGAGCGTGGCCGAGACCTGCGCGGCGTCCGCCTTGAGGATGTCCGCGCGCACGTCGGACTGGGCCTGGTCGTTGCCCAGCTTGCCGGGCGTCCCTTCGGTGCTCGCGGTCTGGCCGAGGATGACCTTGCTGAGCTGCTTGTCCCAGAACTCGGCCGCCTTCTCGAACATCGCCGCGCCGCCCTGGCCGCCGCCGCCCACGGCGTCTTGGAACTCGATCTCCATCGACTTGTGGATCACCGCGGCGGCGTCCGAGCCAAGGTTGACCACGGCGGACATCAGCTTGCGGATGTCGTCGTCCGTGGCGCCGTCGCCGTAACGGCCGACGCGCAACGGGAAGCCGTACACCTCCAGGAACGCGGCCCAGTCCTTGATGCTGAACGCCTTGAACAGGTACGCCCAGGCCGCCGGGCGGGCCAGGCCGCCGCGGATGGGCAGCCCGGTCTTGAGGCGCGGGCGGTGCACGATGAACTTATAGGGAGGCAAGGGCAGGCCGTTCGCGGCGTCCGCCACGTCGCGGATGCGCAGCTCGCTCCGCGTGTCCCGATCCCACTGGAAGAAGCGGGGGTCGCGCCAGGCGAAGCGCGGCAGCCAGCGGCCGTCCGCGGCCTGCCAGTTGATCTCCACGGCGGAGAAGCCCTTGCCGAGGGCGTCCAGCAGATCGCCGACCAGCTCCCCGAAGTCCGACGCGCGCGCCAGCTCGCGCACGGCGTCGGCCAGCTCCACGTCGCGGGCCTCGTCGCTGGCGGCTTCCACCACGGGCTCCAGGCCGGCCACGGCCAGCTTGCGGGTGCCCAGCACGCTGCGGTAGTGGCCGTCGCGCTCCTCGATCTCCTCCGCCAGCGTCAGGTAGTCGTAGTGGTCGGCGTCGTCCGCGCGGCGGATCAGCGCGGCCAGGCGCTTGGGCGTGAGGCCGGAGGCGACCGTGTCCTGCCACACCGTGCGCACGCCGGCGACCTGCGGCGCGGCGTGCTCGCGGCGCAGCGCGGCCAGGTTCACCGGCCGGTCGTAGGCGTCGTAGAGGCGGACGGATTCAGCCATCAGGAGCTCACCAGAGGTGGTAGCGTGCGCGGAAGGGCGCAATCACCCGCTCGTAGTGCCGATCTTCGCATTCACATTCTCTATCACCAGGCTTCGACTCGAACCGCTCCCCAGGGGCGAATGCCTCAATGAGAAGCCTCCCGAACGCAGTGTTCGGGAGGCACTCGTCGTCGAACTCCGCGTCGCAGCCGCTGCCGGGGCTGTAATGATCCCGCAGCGGACCGCACGCTTCGTCCAGGAGGGCCAGGGCCGTCTCGGTTGTGCGCCTCCGCAGGATAGCCTCGGCCGTGCGCACGGCGCTCCGGCCAGCGTCATGGTTCCCCATCACCACACCCCCCGCTGGAGGTCGTAGAGGCGGACGGAGTCAGCCATTGCGTCGCCAACTCGATGGGTTATTGAAATTGGCCGGGATCGGGCATTCCGGCTGCGCCAATGCCATCCACCGTTTCCGCTCGGCCGCATCCAACCAGGTATCGCCGTCGAACCCTGCATACGGCGCGCTCAGCATGGCGCCTCCGGGAACGTAGAATCGACACGGCACGGGAAGTTTGTCCACGCCGAAGCCCAGCGCCTCAAAGCGTAGGCGCATGCACCGGAAGCAGAGCAGCCCGCCGTCCGGGTTCTCCGGCGCCGTCGGCGAGATCAGGCGCCAGTAGGCATCCGGCACCACGGCTTCAATCCAGTCAGGGGAGCTGTACTCAACCCCGCAGTCGTAGCAGCCAGCCATCACCACACCCCCCGCTGGAGGCCGAAGCCGGCGTTGCCCGTGCGCACCCGGCGCTCGGGAGGGTCGTCATCGGGCGCGGCGTCGCGCGTGACGCGGTGGTACTCGTAGGAGATCGACTCCTGGCGGCTGGCGTAGTGGCCCAGGGCCAGGGCGATGGCGGCGTCCCCGTGACGCTGGCCGCCCTTGGCGTCGCGCGTGCGCGCGCTATCGGGCACCTTGGCGATGCCCTTCTCCATGCGGATTGCGCGCAGGTCGTCCAGCACCTCGGCGTCCTTGGGCAGGACGATGGTCGCGTCCTGGAAGGCCGCCCGGAAGGCGGGCATCTGCTCGCGGTACCACTCGGCGCTGAGCATCACCGGCTCGATCTTCTCGCCGTAGCGCTGCTGGGCGACCTCGGCCAGGTACTGGCCGTTGCCGCGGGCGTCCATTGCGCCGTGCATGAAGCGCGGCAGGCGGTCGCAGAGGTAGAACAGCACCTGCTTCTGCTGCTCGAAGGGCACGTTGCGCAGCTCCAGCAGGAAGGGCACGTGGCGCGTCAGGTCGAGCCGCTCCTCGACGGGGGCGATCACCGTCAGGTCGACCGAGCGGCCAAAGTCCTCGCCGAAGTTGTGGGCGCGCTTGGGGTCGAGCCGCTCCAGCAAGGGCGCCAGCTCGCGCTCGCACCAGTCCCGCACCTCGGCCTCGCGCAGGTGCTGCGGCCAGCGCGTGAACTCGTCGCCGAAGGCCAGGCGCAGCACCGGGTAGTCGGCCACCATGCGGGCCTCGATGAGCTGGCGGGACAGGTAGGCGCCGCCGCCGGCCTTGGGGATGCAGTGCAGCTCCTCGTCCGCGTCGTCCCCGTACTGCTCCAGGATCGCCTGGCGCCACTCGGCCTCGGCCGCGGGCGACCAGTCCTTGCCCAGGCGCAGGCAGATGCGCTCGTACAGGCCCTCGGCCAGGGCCTCGTCGAAGGTGGTGCGGTGCAGGCTGAAGGGCTTCTTGCCCGCGCGCACGTCCTGCACCAGCTCGTTGAAGGCGCTGTCGTCCCCGTTGTGCGTGCTGACGATGCGCACCGAGCCGCCCCACATGAGGAAGGCCATCGCGGACTTGAGGAGGCCCGGCAGGTCGCCGTGGAACGCCGCCTCGTCGAGCACGGCGCGGCCCTGCTTGCTGCGGAATCCGCGCGGGGCGCTGGACAGGGCGACGATCTCGTGGCCGGAGTCGAAGCGGATGCGGAAGGTCTGGATGTCGCGCGCGCCGTCGTCGTCGCCGTCGCGGAAGACGGCCTCCTCCAGCGCCGCCGCCGCGAGCTGGTAGTGCCGGGCCCAGAAGGCCGCGTCGTCGATGAACTGCCGCGCCATGTCCTTGTCGTAGCCCACGTAGAACACGTCCGAGCCGCTGGTCTTGGCGGCGTGCAGGGCGGCGTCCCCCGCCTCGGCCCACGAGATGCCGATGCGGCGCGACTTCTCGTAGACCTTAACCTGCGAGATGTCGGCCAGCCAGGCTTGCTGGTAGGGTAGGAGGATGGGAGGAGTGGTCATGATGCGACCCCCAGCACCTTGCGCCGAATCTCCTCCGCGCCGGCGTCGCTCAAGCCGCCCTTGCGGGCGATGGCCGCGGCCTCGCCCGCGGCCTTCTCAGCGCGCGAGCGCACCTGGTCCATCCACTTCTTCTGCTGCACGGCCGCGCCGCCCAGCTTGGCGGCCATGTGCCCCAGGTCGATCAGGTCCAGCTCGCCGGACTCCTCCATTTCCACCAGGGCGCTGAACGCCTTCTCCTGGATGAGCCGGATCAACGCATCGTTGAGCGCGCCCTCGTCGTCGCCGGCGGCCTCGGCGATGGCCTTGGCCTGCTGGGTGGCCATCGTGAGCGCGGCCAGGCGCCGCTCGAACTGCTGGCCGTAGTCGTGCAGCGCGCTCTTGCTGATCGAGTAGCCCTGCTCGGCCAGCCACTCGGCGAGCTGGCGGTAGCCGGAGAAGCCGCCGGCGATCAGGCGGTGATCCAGCTGCGCCTTGACCTGCTCGGGGAGCTGCGTGACGGCGGGGCGGGGCGGCATGGCGGCGGTTCCTTGGCGCTTCGGGCAAGCCCTCGGCGCTACCAATACTTGGTCGGGCGGGCGATGCCGGGCTCGCAGGGCAGCGTGTACTCCACCACGTCCACGCCGTAGCGGTTCAGCTCCGCGTGCCAGGAGGGCGTGTCCTTGCCGGAGATCTCCACCAACTTGCGGTCGGCCAGGTAGTCCAGCTCGCGCCGCAGCTCCAGGTGCGTGACGTCCGGGTACTCGCCGCGGATGGCGGAGAGGAGCGTGGCCTCGCCGGCGCCGATGGGGCGCCCGGCGTTGAGGGCCACCAGCAGCAGCCAGCGCATGCCTTCGCGGCGCGCTTTCTCGAGGTCCACGCTCATGCCGTGCGCTCCGCTCTCCAGGCGTCGATCTTGGCGGAGATGGCGTCCAGCTTGGCGTGGAACGCCGTCTCGTTGCGGATGGCGTCCTCGCGGCGGACGTAGTCGCGGGGCAGCTCCGCCTTCAGCTCCAGCAGCTCGCGCTCCAGGCGGCCGACGCGGGCCTCCTCCTTGCGCCGCTCGACGGCCATCTCGTCAAAGCGCGAGTCGATATGGCGCGCCTGGCGATCCAGCATGGACTTGACGGCCCACAAGACCAGGGCGCCCCAGCTCGCCAGCAGGGCCGCGACGACGGCGGTGGTCTGGAGGTCGATCACGCGCTCCCCTTGCGGCCCGCCGGCTCCGCCGGCGCGGGCGCGATGCGGCGGGCCGTCACGTCGGGCACGGGCATGCCGTTGAGCACCGTCACGCCGGGCACGGTCTCAAAGCTCGCCTCGGCGTGCTGCCGGGCGCACCACGCGCGCCAGTGATCGAGGGCCGGTTCCGGGTCGCCCGCCCCCGGCAGGAGCAACATGATCCACACGAACAGGATTTTCACTTCGCCCCCTTGACCATCTGCACCAGGGCCGGCGCGATCTTCTCGGCGCTGCGGCCGATCACGTAGCCGCCCAGGCCTAGCTTGATGAGCCCGAACAGTTCCAGCACCAGGGTTTCGGTGACCTTGGCCGGCGTGTAGCCCACCCACCAGCTCACGACCATGCCCAGGAACACCATCATGACGATGGGGCGCCAGCTCCGGGTCAGCCAGGAATCGGCGGCGGCCTCGGCCTTGACGATGGACGCCTGCGCCTCCATCAGCCGGGCCTCGTAGTCCAGCACCTTGCCGGTCAGCTCCGCCTCGGCAACGAACAACGCGCGCTGGGCCTCCAGGCGCTCGGCGTCGGAGGTGTGCAGCTTGTCGATCAGTCCGGCCACCGGCGCGATGGCGCCGGTGATCACGTCCGCGATGGGGTTCATGCGGCGGCCTCCAGCTCGGCCATGCGGTGCAGGCCCGTGGCGTAGGCGGTGGCCAGGGCGCCGGCGCCGTCGGGGCGCTTCCACGCGGTGAGCACCATGCCGCGCGGCGGGCGACCGACCGGGTTGATCGAGACGTGCACCCACTGCCCGAATTCGTGGATGACCTGGTCGAAGGGCAGCCCGGAGGAAATCAGCCAGGCCACCACCTCGTAGGGCGAGAAGCCGGACACGACGAGGTCCGCCGCCTGGCCGTCGATGTGCTGGGATTGCTGCGACCCGCCGATCATCGTGTTCAGCCACAAGGGCCGCACCCCGCTGGTGACGAACACCGGCCCCAGCCCATCGCGCAGCGGCTGCAGCACGTGCGTGCAGAGCCGCAGCACGTTGGCGTACTCGGCCGAGTCCCGCTCCACCACGATGGGGCGGCCCAGGCGCGCGGCGATCTCCGAGCGCGTGAACTCTTCCAGGTAGAAATTCGCGGTGAGCTGGTGGCGGTCCATGCCGCCGAGACTAGGCGGGATGGGAGCGCACGTCAGCGTGCAATAGTGCGCAGGGGCGGGGGAGGGGCTACAGGACGCCCAAGCGCGCGGCTTCCTCGCGGCTCACACCGCGGATGTGGCAGCGACAGAACACCGTCGCTCGCAGTGGCGTGTCCGCTAGGTAGGGATCATCCACGCTGAATACGGCCCCCTCACGGTCAGCGTGCAACGGGCAGGGCTTGATCAGTGGCCCCCGCGACAGCTTGACGAATGAATGCGTGGCCCGCGCGCGCGAGTGGCGCTCCCATTCGCCCATCACGTTCCACTTGCCAACCACATAGTGGGCGAGCAAGGCCGCGAGTGCTTTGAAAGTTGGCCGTCGGTTCTGCCATTCAAGCAGAAACCGCTCGCCGTCCGGCCACGAGAAAGCCTTATCCGCCAGCCACCGCTCAACTGCGCGGGCTCCCTCGCGTGGGTTATCGACGGTGCGCCACAGCTCCGCGCAAAGCGCGTCCCGTCCCTTCGCGGGTAGCCGCAACTCGTTCGCGACCTGATTGAACGCAGCCGTGAAAGCAACGGCGCTCATGGCGCCTCCTTGTCGGCTCAGAACCGCTTGCCGGCCCACACCACGCGCCCGATCACCTGGGCGCGGTGGATGGGCGCCGGCCAGGGAAACACGGTAGCCGGGAACTCGGGGTTGTCGCTGACTAGCAGCACCCGGCCTCCCTCCGCGCGCGTGCGTTTGACGAGCAGCGCGTTGTCCTGCCGCAGGGCGTAGAGGCCATCGCGGGTGGGGTCGGTGCGGGAGCGGTCCACCAGCACCACGTCCCCGGCGCTCAGGGTGGGCTCCATCGATTCGCCCTCCACGCGCATTGCCACCAGGTTGGCCACGCTGGCGCGCAGATCGCCCCGCAACCAGGCCGTGCGGAACTGGAGCTGCTTCAGCTCCCCCTCCTCGTATATCTCGGCCCCGGACCCCGCCGCCAGCCTCAAGTTCACCAGGGGCACCGGTGAGAACTCCCCCTCCTGCAGCTCGCCGGCGAACATCGGCCCCTCGCCCCGCTCCAGCCAAGCCCGGCTCACCTTGTGGACGCAGCAGATCGCGATCAGCACCACGGGCTCGATGGCGCCGGTGCGCTCGATCCGGGAAATCGTGTCCTGACTCACCCCGACGGTCGTGGCCAGGGCGGCTTGCGTTAGCTGCAGCGACGTTCGCAGGCTGCGGAGCCTGGAACCGGCCGTTTCGAGGGCGGTTTTACGCATGGTGCGTTTTTCCTCTTGCAATTACGCATGACGCGTATTACCGTCCCTGGCAGGTGCTTACGGAAACGACGCTTACGGGTATCGCAAGCCATGACCAAAGACAAGCGACGCAAGGTGAAGCTGGCGCTGGCCGGCAAAGGCATTTCGCTGGCGGAGATCGGGCGGCGCTGCGATCCCCCGGTGGGCCGCGCCTACGTGTGCCTGATTCTCAGCGGCGCGCGGACGGGCTACCGGGTGCGGCCGGTGATCGCGGCGCACCTGGGCTGGGACCCGTGGACCCAGCAATCCACCACCAGCGCGGCTTAGTCGTCGTGAAAGGGCGAGGGCGGGCCGAAAGGCCACAGCGGCGGGGTGTCGTACATGCCCTCGATCACAGCAGCGGCGGCGGCCGCGGCCGCGGTGGTGTCGCGGTACCCGCCTCCCGGAGCGAGGCCAAATGAATCGATGGCAGCAAGGAGCGTATGAGCCTGCCGGGCGTAGTACAGAGCCCAAAGCAGAAGCAGAGCGCGCCGCGTTTCGTCGCGCCATGAGGCACGCTTCGGCCGCGCGGCGGGCATGGCAGCGAGGTACGCAAGAATCTCCTGCCGCTGATCTCGCTGGAAGTCGAAGGCTCCATCGAAGCCCAGGCGCAGGCACTCCGCCCGTAGCGCCTCCTCATCGCACCGTTCCAGTTCTTCGAGCAACTCTTCGGCGTGCCGCCCTGCTTCCGCGGCGTATCGGTGCATGGGCATGGGCGCTCCTGCTGCGGGTGCGCGACCACGCTAGCACGAGAGGCAAGCGATGACAGCCAACAATGGACACCACGGCAGCACGGAACTGACCACGCTGGAGGCGGTGCGGGGCGCGATCCTGCACCTGCCCGGCCGCCCGCCCTTCATGCTCGCGCGGGACCTGGCCGCCGCCTACGAGTGCGAGGCTCGGCAAATCAAGGAGGCGCGTCAGCATAACCACGACCTGTTCCCGGAGCCGGACGCCTGCTTCGTGCTCACACGCGAGGAACTGGACGCCCTCAGAGCCGGGGCGTCTGAAACGCCTCGGCTTCCCAAGACAGCGACCGCCCGGGGCCAGCGCGGCTACACGCGGCTGGGCGCGAACATGCTGGCGTCGTTCATCCGCACGCGGACGGCGAAGGAGCGGCTGCTGCTGATCATGCGGGCCTTCAGCGCGCTGGAGGAGGCGGCCCAGGCCGCGGCCGGCCCGGCCCCGACCGAAGAGCCGGCGTACCTGCTGCGCAAGCTGAACGCGCTGGGCAGCCGCCTGACGGTGCTGGAGCGGCGCCTCGCCGGCGCGGAGAAGCGGGGCGCGGCGGTGCAGGCGCTGGAGGCGCTGGTGGAGCGGGCGGAAGGGATGGCGGGGGCGCCCGCCCCGGAGGCCTCACCGCAACCCCCGCCGGAGCCGGGCACGGTGACGATCCCGGCGGAGGAGTACATCGCGCTGCTGAAGGCGGAGAACGACCTGCTGCGCAAGACCCGGCGGGAGCGGCACACGCGGCGGCCCATCACGGACGCGGAGCGGGCCGAGGCGTTCCGGCTCAAGGCGCAGGGGCTGGGGACGGTGGAGATCGCCCGCCGCATGGGGAGGCCCTCGGGCAGCGTGGCGTGCCTGCTGGCGCGGGGCAAGCGATGACCGACTGGTATGCCCCCGCCGAGCTGGCCGGCCTGCCCGGCCTGCCGTCCTCCCGCCGCCGCGTCGCAGAGCTGGCGCGCCGCGAGGGTTGGGAGAAACGCAAGCGCGCCGCCCGCGGCGGCGGCTGGGAGTACGCCGCGCGCTGCCTGCCGGCGGAGACGCGCGCGCACCTGACCCTGTTGAAGGCGGTGCAGGAAAGGACACCCGGCCAGGAGGCCCCAGGCGCCACGGACGGCGCGGCCACGGAGGGCCGGCATCGCTCATTGGATGAGGCCGCTCGCGCGGAGCGCTGGGCGCGCTTCGAGCGGCTTTCCCAAAAGCACAAGGACACGGCGGCACGGCGGGCGGGCGTGCTGGACGACGTGCTGCGGCGCATCGCCGCGGGCGCGGGCCGGCTGGCGGCCTACGGCCAGGCCGCCCGCGCGGCCGGCGAAAGCCCGGCTACGATGCGCCGCTGGATCGCGAGCGTGCGAGGCGTGCCGCGCGAGGACTGGCTGCCTCTGCTGGCGCCGGGCTACGTGGGGCGCACGGCCACGGCGGAGTGCAGCCCGGAGGCGTGGGACTGCTTCAAGGCCGACGTGCTGCGCCCGGAGGCGCCGCGCCTGACCGCCTGCTACGAGCGCCTGAAGCGCGCGGCCGCCGAGCGCGGATGGACAGTGCCCTCCCTGATCACGCTCAAGCGGCGCCTGGTGCGCGAGGTGCCCCGCGCCGCGCGCGTGCTGGCGCGCGAGGGCGCCGAAGCGCTGGACCGGCTCTACCCCGCCCAGCGCCGCGACCGCTCCGCGCTATCCGCGCTCGAGGTCGTCAACGCGGACGGCCACAAGTTCGACGTGTTCGTGCGCTGGCCGGACGGCACGGTGAGCCGGCCCGTGGCGGTGGTCTGGCAGTGCATCTACTCCGGCATGATCCTCAGCCACCGCGTAGGCCAGACCGAGTGCGCGGAGCTGGTGCGCCTGTCCTGCGGCGACCTGGTGGAGCGCTACGGCATCCCGCGCGCGGCCTACCTGGACAACGGGCGCGGCTTCGCCAGCAAGTGGATCACCGGGCGCATGGCCTGGCGGCACCGCTTCAAGGTCAAGGACGAGGAGCCCTCCGGCGTGCTGACCCAGCTCGGCGTCGAGGTGCACTGGGTGACCCCGTATCGCGGCCAGGCAAAGCCCATCGAACGGGCGTTTCTGGACTTCTGCAACCACATTGCCACGCATCCGGCGTTCGCCGGGGCCTACACCGGCAACAAGCCGACCGCCAAGCCCGCCAACTACGCCAGCAAGGCCGTGCCGCTGCAGCGCTTCCTGGAGGTGCTGGAGAGCGAGGTGCACGCGCACAACGCGCAGGCCGGGCGGCGCGCGGCGGTGTGCCACGGGCGCAGCTTCATGCAGACGTTCGGGGAATCGTACGCGCGCGCCGTGGTGCGCAAGGCCACGTCCGAGCAGCGCCGCCTGTGGCTGCTGGCGGCCGAGGGCGTGCGGGGCGACCGGGTCACCGGCGAGGTCACGCTGCTGGGCAACCGCTACTGGACGGAGGCGCTGGTGGAGCACGCGGGCCAGCGCCTCACCGTGCGCTTCGATCCGCAGCGCCTGCTGGAGCCGATCCACGTGTACCGGCTGGACGGCCGCTACGTCTGCAGCGCGGAGTGCAAGGCCGCCACGGGCTTCGAGGACGTGGACGCGGCCCGCGCGCACGCGCGCGCGAAGGGGGACTGGAAGCGCGCGCAGAAGGCCGCGCTGGCCGCCGAGCGCCGGCTGGGCATCGACCAGGTCGCGGAGCTGGTGCCGCTGATGGACGCGCCGGAACTGCCCGGCGCCTCGGTGGTGCAGGTGGACTTCGCGCGCGGGCAGCGCGCGGAACCCGGGCCCGCCGCTCCGCCAGCAGGATCGGCACAGCCGGAGGAGGACGACGCGGAGTTCCGCAACGCCGTGGGCCTGATGGAGCGCGCGTTCTGGAAGGATTGATAGAAACGGCCGGCGCAGGCACGCGCCGGCCATAGACGCCGGGCAGAATCCAATGCCGGCGGAACTGCGGTCAGAAGGAGCCTAGCAATGGAGGCATTGCACGTCAACCACGACACCCCGCCGGCGGCCGGCGACACGCGCGAGCGCATCCGCGCCCTGCTGGACGCCAAGGACACCAGCCAGGCCGAGGTGGCGCGCCAGGCAGGGCTTTCCCCCAGCGCCCTCAACCGCTGGGTCAACGGCAAGTACGAGGGCGACAACGCGGGCGTGGAGGCCACGCTGGCGCGCTGGCTGGCCGAGCGCGACCGGCAGACCGGCTTCCTGTTGCCCGACGCCCCGGAGTGGATCGCCACGCCCACGGGTGAGCGGGTGCTGTCCGCGTTGGCCTACGGCCAGATGGCCGCCGACCTGGTCGTGATCTACGGCGGCGCCGGCCTGGGCAAGACGCGCGCGGTGCGCCAGTACGCGGCCACGCGCCCCAACGTGTGGGTGGCCACGATCTCCCCCGCCACGTCCAGCCCCAGCGCCTGCCTGGAGGAAATCATGGAGGCGCTGGGGATGCGCGAAGGACCCGGCGGCGGCGCGGCCCGCATGCAGCGCGCCCTGATCCGCCGCCTGCGGGACACCAAGGGCCTGCTGGTGCTGGACGAGTCGCAGCACCTGGCCGTGGCCGCGCTGGAGACCGTGCGCGCGATCCACGATGCCGCCGAGATCGGCCTGGCGCTGGTCGGCAACGAGCGCGTGTACAGCCGCCTCTCCTCCAGCGGGCAGGCGGCGCTGTTCGCGCAGCTCTACAGCCGGGTCGGCAAGCGCCTGCACCTGACCATCCCCCGGCGCGAGGACGTGGAGGCCGTGCTGGCGGGCTGGGGCATCGCCGAGCGCGAGGCGGTCTCCTACCTCTGGTCGATCGCGCGCACCCCCGGCGCCCTGCGCGGCGTGGTCAAGGCCCTGCGCCTGGCCACGATGATCGCCCGCGGCGCCGGCGAGCCGCTGGAGCTGCCCCACATCAAGCGCGCCTGGCGCGAGCTGGACGCCAGCAACGGCCACGCCAAGGCCAGCAACGCAAACGGGAGCCAGCCATGATCCCCTTCGACAAGCTCAGGGCAGGCTCCCGCGAGACCTGGGGCACGCCGACCGGCGTGTCCCGCCAGTGGGGCCTGGTGGGCTGGGGCGGCGCCACGCTGCGCCGCCTGCTGTGGTGGCGCCGGACGCGCGACGCCATCGGCCGCATCCTGCGCGTCCAGCGGCGCAGCGCCCTATGGCGGCTCAAACGCCGGGCCGTCGCCCGCGCGGTGCGGCAGGCCCTCGGGCTGGCGAGGCCGCTGTGAGCCGGGCGAGCGCCCAGCCGGCCAAGCGGGTCGAGATCGGGCACGCGAAGCCGGGCGACGTGCTGGTGCTCGACGGCCGGGACACCTGGATCGCCACCCGCTTCGGGCTGCCGCGCTGGCCGAGCGCCCAGATGCGCTGGGCTCTGCGCGCCCAGATGCTCGCCCGCGGCGGGTATCGCTACCGCCTCAGCGGGCTGAACGGCGAGGCCCTGCAGCGCCTGCTGGCCGTGCTGGCGGGGCACGCCCAGCACGATCCTGAGGCCTGGCGATGAACTGCGCGACGCACCTGGCGCAGGGCGGGCGCCCGCTCGCCGAACGCCTGCGCGAGCGCTTGCGGCGCGAGCATCGGGGCGCGGCCGCGGGCATCCGCGGGCGCGACCTGGCGGCGCTGCTCGGCGCGACGCCGCGCGAGCTGCGGCGGGCCGTGGAAGCCCTGCGCGATGCCGGCGTGCCGGTCGGCGCGCACCCGGAGAGCGGCTACTACTGGCCGGCCACGGCGGACGAGGTGGAGCGCACCGCCGCGTTTCTGGACTCGCGCGCGTGGGCGAGCCTGCGCCAGAGCCGCAAGTTGCGGCGCTGGGCGCGCAGGGAATTCGGGCCGCAGCTGCACCTGGACCTGGAGGAGTCGGCATGAAGCGCGCGCTTACCGCCCTGCTCCTGGCGGCCGGATTGGCGCTGGCCTCCGCCACGCCCGCGCGGGCGCAGACCTACGCCGAGGTGGAGTGGTTCGACCGCGACCGGCGCGACTGCGACGGCTTCGCGGATGCCGCCGTGGACTGCACTTACCGCTGGCGCCTGCTGCTGCACCTGGAGCAGCCGCCCTTCGAGGCCGCACCGTGGTTCCGGATGCTGGCGCGCATCGAGATTCTGTCCCGCCGCGACGGCGAGGAGGACGGCCACTTCAATCCGGTCAAGAGCGACCTGGGCGGCGGCGCCGTACTGGCCTACGGCCCGTGGAGCCTGACGCTGCTGCTGTCCAGCGAGCACTGCGCGGACGTGGTGTGCGTCAGCGAGCCCTACAATTCGATCACCGTGAGGTGGCAGCCATGATTCCGCGCGCACCTGCATTGGCGCTCAAGCATGCGGCCGAGCGCGCGCTGCGCCGGGCCGGCGAAGGCCCGCGCCTCGCCGAGCACACGGCCGAGGAGCTGCGCGACGCCTACCGCAACGCGCTGCTGCGCCAGGCCGCCAGGCCCGACACCATCGTGGCCACGTGCGCGCGCTGCGGCGACGCGATCCTGCGCGATGAGGTCAAGGTGCGCACGGCGCTGGGCTGGGTGCACGCGCGGCACGTCAACGGGCGGCGGGTGGAGCCCGGCAAGGAACGCGGTGAAGGGGCGGCCGAGCGACCGGGCCCCTCCGCGAAACCCACGCGACACGCGGAACCAACCGCCTCTATCCGTGGGCGCAGCAAGCCGCCACCCCGGGGCCCAGTCGCGGGGCCTCGGGGGCAGCGGTGCCGCGAATGCGGCTGCACGGATGCGCGGGCGTGCATGACCGACGCCGGGCCCTGCTGGTGGATCGAGCCAGACCTGTGCAGCGCCTGCGCGCCAACACCCCACGAGAAGACCTGATGCGAGTCCTGATGCTGATCGAGGACGTGCCGGAACGCGGGCCGGGCCCGCACTGCGGTTCTCCTCCGCTGGTGGACGTGACGGTCGCCACGGATTCGGCGCTGGAGCCGCCGCCGGCGACGCCGGCGCTGCGCCTGGCCCGGCGCATCGCGGAGATCGTCGAGCAGGAGACAACCCAAGCCAGGAGGCAGCCATGAGCAGCAACCCGACGAGCATGGAAGCGATTGAGCGCCTGACCAAGGACTACGCGGACGCGCGGGCCGTGCTGGCCGAGCGCGTGGAGGCGCTGCAGGCGGAGATCGAGGACGCCAAGCGCCGCAAGGTGCCGGGCATCAAGAACGCCCTGGCCACCGTGGCCGAGGCGCAGGTGCGATTGCACGGGGAGATCGACGGCCACCGGGGGCTGTTCGACAAGCCGCGCAGCCAGGTCTTCCACGGCATCAAGGTCGGGCTGGTCAAGGGCAAGGGCGCGGTGTCCTTCGAGGACGAGGCGCGGGTGATCGTGCTGATCCGGCGGCACCTGCCCGAGCAGTTCGAGGCCCTGGTGAAGATCAGCGAGAAGGTGCGCAAGGCCGCGCTGAACGCCCTGCCCGTGGCCGACCTGCGGCGCATCGGCTGCGAGGCCGCCGAGACCGGGGACGTGGTGCTGATCAAGGACACGGCCAGCGAGGTGGACAAACTGGTCAAGGCCCTGCTCAAGGGCATCGAAGAGGACGGCGAGGAATAGCCCATGAACAAGCGGACGCTGAAGCCGATCTCGCGCAAGCCCAGCCGGCGCGGCGGGCGGCGCTGGCAGCGCCAGCTCGTGCACCATGCCTGCAAGCGGCTGGGCGAGCGCTACGGGCTGTACCTGGACACGCGCGGCTACGAAGCGCTGTGCGAGGCGATCCGCCAGGCGCTGGCCGGCCGGGGCGGCTCGCCGCTGGGCGGGCGGCGCCTCTACCGGCGCGACGGCATCACCACCTGGCACCTGGTGCGCGTGGATGGCCGCCCCGCCGTGGCCGTGTGGGACGCGCGCTTCGGGCGCATCGTCAGCTTCGTGCCGCCCGCCGACCTGGCCACCGCGGGCCTCAAGCTGGAGGACGTGGCGTGATCGGGCCGGCCTGCTATTGCCCGACCTGGCTGCTGATCGCCCGGCTCGCGGACGCGCTGGGCGTCAAGGACTACGCCGCCCTGCCCGGCTGCTGGGTGTGCGAGCTGGATCACGAATGGGCGCTCGTCGTGAACGGGCACCGGGTCACCGAGGACTGCGCCGGGCTGACGGTGCCGCCCGGCGTGTGCGTCGTGACACGGCACGGCCTTGCGGTGGCCTGGATCGCCCCCGCGGGCATGCGCTTCAAGGAGCCCGGCGGCTGGGAGGCGCTCTACAACGCGCTGCAGAGGCACGAGCGATGGTTCGCAAATCCCGCGTGAAGGCCGCGCTCGCCGCCGCCCGCAGGCTGGCGGAGCTGACCCGGGACGCGGCCACGGCCGAGAATACGCTGCGCCGGAGCGAGTGGCACGAACGCCAGCGCCAGGTGCAGCGCCAGGCCCGCACGGTCGAGCGGCTCACGGCCGAGCTGGGCATCACCGCGGAACAGGAACGCAGCGATGCCAAAGCCTAGGGGCAATCTCGGCGCGCGCAAGCGCTGGATGCTGGACATCCTGGCCTGCGCCTGGCCGGACGCAGTGTCGCCGGCGGCCGTGGCTCGCGAGGTCGGCGCTACCCGTCGCAGCGCAAACGTCCAGCTCAACGAGCTGGTGCAGCGGGGCGACGTGGAGCGCACGGGGTATGGCGCCTACCGGCTCGCCGATCCCGAGGGCGACGCGGTGGCGGGCCTTGAGGACTGATGCGCATCAACGTGCCGCCGCGCTATCGCCGGGGGTTCTGGCTGCTCGCGCCGCGGGGCCGCATCTGCTGGCTGATGAAGGATCGCCTGCCCGATGTCGGGGAGGAGTTGCAGTTCACGATGGACCGCAAGGTGGTGGCCACCGCCGCCTGTTCGATGCTCTCCCGCGAGGGCCGGCACACGTGGTGGCGGGTCTGCTGGTCGGCCGACACATTCGAGGACGTGCGCGATGACGACGCGGAAGGGTTCAAGCCCCGGCTCTACGGGGGCTACGGCGGCCGGCCGGAGGCGCCCCGCGCTGCTGGCCCGCGTGCACATCCTGGCCAAGCAAGAGCTGGGCATGGACGACGACGCCTACCGCCAGGCGCTCCATGACGCCTTCGGCGTGCGGAGCTGCAAGATGCTCAACGACGCGGAGCTGATCGCCTTCGCGGACGGCCTCGCGCGCATGCTGCCGGACAAGCACCCGCAGCGCCGGGCCGATGCGACAGACCCGGGGCGCGACTACCCGGGCCGGCCCAGGAACATCCGGCCCGGCCCAGCGGAGACGAGCCGCAGCGCTCAGCTCCGCAAGATCGAGGCGCTGCTGGCCGAAGCCGGCTACCCGTGGAGCTACGCGGACGCCCTCGCCCAGCGCATCTGCAAGGTGGAGCGCACGGCCTTCGTGCCGGAGCGCGAGCTGTACAAGATCATCACCGCGCTGGAGCTGGATGCCAAGCGCCACGGGAGGGCCAGGGGATGAACAAGACGTTATTCGCGCACCAGGCGGCCGGTTGCCAGGAGCCCGTGGCGCGCCTCTGCCCGGGCATCTACGAGCACTGTGGCCTGCGCATCGTGCAGGTGCGTGGGGCATGGCGGCTGCTGCAGGGCGAGCGGCTGCTCAACGGGTACAACACCCTGGCGGACGCCCTGGACGGCGCCCACAACTTCGGCGCCCGCGCGAGGAAGACCCCGTGACCACCAGCCATCTGACCATCCGCACTGCGGCAGTTCCCGACCCGGTCGAGCTGGAGCGCTGGCGCGCGCTGCTGGAAGACCTGATCGACCGCGGCGCCCAGGCCTCCACGGCGCGCGGCGTGCTGGCGCAGTGCATCAACGAGCGCGGCGAACTCGAATCGCGGCGCGTGACGCAATGGCAGGGACCATGAGCGAGACCTATCTGGATCGGCTGGCCGCGCACTGTGTGAGCTGCGGGCGCTGGGTGCAAAGCCGCGATTACCACCTGGGCACCAACGACGTGGATGGGCACCCGGTCGAGCAGTACCTCTGCGATGACTGCGGGGAGCGCGATCTGATGGATGCCTACCAGGCGGGGGATTGATGAGCGCAAAGCAACCCCAGCCCGAAGTGGTGGTCTACCGCACCTGCCCCGAGTGCGGAGGCACGCGGTTCCGCCTGGTGGGCTACCGCAACGCGACCTACCTGGTCTGCGAGCGAAGTATCCAGCTCCAGGTGCTCGGCGCGGGCGGGTGCCGGTCCCGGCCGTTCCCGTCCGGCCAGAAAGGCCACCTGGGACGCGCAGCCCTGCTGGACACGGAGATCGTGGACATCAAGGCTCTCTTGCCCGGGGACGCATGATCCTCCACTGCCCCTGCTGCCACGCGCGCTTCCCGCTGGAGACGGCGCTGGAGGACGGCGCCGCCCGCGATCTGATGTGGGTATTCGCCGGCAAACCTGCGCATGTCTCCCGGCCGCTGGCCAGCTATCTGGGCCTGTTCCGCTCGAAGTCGCGGGCGCTGGCCTGGGAGCGCGCCCTGCGGCTGGCGCAGGAAGTGACCGCGCTGGAGACGGACGACGAGCTGCTCGGCGTGGCGGTGCACGAGACCGTGGAGGCCATCCACGCCAAGCGCGAGCGCGAGCCGGCCCGGCCGCTCACGAACCACAACTATCTCCGGCGCGTGCTGGAGACCCATCGCGCGCGCCGGCCGGCGCCCAAGGACGAGACGGAAGCACCGGTGGCAGAACCCATCGGCAAGGGCCCGCTGCACCCGGATGTCGCGCTACGCCTGGCGCCGCTGGTGAAAGGGATCGGCCGTGGTGGCAAGTGAGCCGCGCGCCTGTCCTGAGCCCCGTCGAAGGGCCGCGCTGCCTGCACTGCGGGGGCGGGGCCGGCCCAGGGATCGTGCTGCTCAAGCTTCGGCGCGGGAGCCTGTGCAGCCTGTGCGTGGAGAAGCTCGTGGGCAACCTGCGGGCGCACGGCGTGGACTTGACGGTGTTCTGCCCGCTCTGCCCGCGCAAGTACGGGAAGGACGATGAGCCCCGCGCCGAAGCCGAAGACGCCTGAGGTGGCGCTGACGAACGCGGAGCGGCTGGCCGCGCTGCGACGGATCGTCGAGTCCAAGGAGCTGCCGCCCAGGGGGGGGCACGGATTCCGGCGCCTGGTGCTCGATCACGCTTTGTGCGTGCTCCTCGCGCGCGCGGTGCGTGTGCGGGCGCGGGACTGGTCGGGCGGCGTGGAACTGCACTACGGCCTGCACTGGCGCACGGTGTGGGCGCGCTGGATGCGCGCCGCCGAGACCGACCGGGCCCTGGCCCGGTACCAGAGCATGGCGATGCGCGAGGACCGCCGGAGCACAAAGCTCCGGCGACTCCGCCCGAGACTCTAACCGAGGAGGCGCGGCATGGATGCGAGCGCGGCGACGCCGGCGGCACCGTACCTGGAGGATGTGCGGGTGGAAGACCTTCCCGCGGCGTACGGCGAGGTCGCGCGGGCCATCGGCCTGCCGGCGGCGCTGGCGCTGCTCCGGCAATACAGCGGCGCGCGGCTGACCGTGCCGTCCGCGGTCGGGGCGGCGCACCCGCTGGCGCGGCGGCTGGGCGTGACGACGGCCCAGGCGCTGGCGCGGCACGCGGGCGGCTCGGTGCTTACCGTGCCCACGCTCCGCTCGGCGACGATCCCGGCGCGCGACCGCGCGATCCGCGCAGCGTATCGGGAGCGCCGCACGCCGGTGCCCGAGCTGGCCCGCCGCTTCGGCCTGGCGGAGCGGCGCATCCAGCAGATCGTGGCGCGCGACATGCGCGTGAGCGAGGTCATCCGGCAATGACGGAGCGTACCCACTTCCGCTGCCACGCCTACGGTCTGCTGTCCGTCGCCGTGTGCAAGGGCAACCGCGAGCTGCGCCTCAGTGGGGCCGGAGGTGCCGGAGGTGCTGGCAAGTTGCGCCCGCTGTCCTGCCGGGAGTGCATGCAGTGCGCAGCGGTGGACGCCGGCCGCGAGCCCAGCCTGACCACGCTGGCGGCGCTGCAGCGCGGCGTGCAGGCCCCGGCGCCGCGCAAGGCGACGGCCGCGCTGCCCGCGGACTCCCCAATGGCGGACGTGGGCCGGCGCGCCGAGGCGCCGCTGCGGCCGAAGCCGGCGCCCCGGCCGGCGCGGGCGCCGCGGGCGAAAGTACAGAGGAGTGCGCACAAGTCCACACCGGCGCCGGTGGCGCGGGACTTCCCACCCGGCAATGGCGCCGGGCCTGCGCCGCCGGCGCCGGTGCCTTCCCGGCGGGCGTGGGGCTCCGTCCGTGCAGGCGCCTTGCATGCGCTGCGCGATGGCCCGGCGACGCCCTTGCAGGTCGCGCAGCACGTGGGGTGTATGCCGGAGACGGCCGGCAAGGCGCTGCAACGCCTGGCCGCGGCCGGGCGGGTAGTCAACGCGGACGATCATGCCTACGCACTCGCCGGGTCGTCGGCAAAACGGCGGGGAGACCCGACCAGCGCCCGCGTGCTGCGGTTGCTGAAAGACCTGGCGGCCCGCAAGATCGGGCTGCCCGAAGCGGTACGGCGGGCGCGCGGTGCGCTCAAGGCGGCGGGCCGCAAGGTGCCGCGCGACACCTGGCAGGAGACGACATGAAACCCCTGGAGCTGATCGAGAACGTGCTGCTGCCGGCGCTGATCCTGGCCGCCGGCGTGGTGGTGGTGCAGGCGCACGCGATCCCCTACTGGCAGGCCACGATGGGCGCGGCTGTGGGCCTGGTCGCCTCCCTAGGCGCGGAGCTGGTGGGCCTGTACCTGGTCTACCAGCCCGGGCGCCTGGCGCGGGCCACGGGCCTGGCGCTGATCCTGGTGATGGTGCTGGTGCCGGCCTGGGTGATCTGCGGCCCCGAGTACTCCGCCTGGCGCCAGGCCTCCGCGCAGCGCGAGCGCGCCGCCGAGACGCAGGCCACGGCGCCCGGGCTCATCGCGGCGCTGGAGCAGGACATCGCCGCCGCCGAGCGCTCCCTGCGCGAGGACGAGGCCAAGAGCGCCGTGCGCGCCGGCTGGCTGGACTCCCTCGAGCGCCAGCGCGAGGCCCTCACCGCCCTGCGCGCGCAGCGCCGCGCGCTGATCGAGGCGCGGGACGCCCCGGCCGCGGCCGGCTACGACGCCTGGGCCGCGCTGCCCAAGGTGCTGCCCGTGCTGGCCCTGCTGCTCGCCTTTCAGCTCGCCAACGCGGGGGCGGTGCTGAGGATGTCCGGGTGGCGGTTCAGGGGGGCTTCAACCGCTTCAGCGGCGACTGAAGCACCCGCTGAAGCACCTGAAGCACAGGGCGGGATGCTTCAGACCCCACTTCAAAACGAGCGTCGGTCCGCTGAAGCACCCCTTCCGGCTGAAGCACCTGAAGCGAAGCGCCGCTCTGAAGCACCCGCTTCAGGCCCGCCGGACTGTGAAGCATTCGCTGAAGCACCCGGCCCACCTGAAGCACCTGAAGCACCTGAAGCGGCTGAAGCGCCTGAAGCGCCTGAAGCGCCTGAAGCACTGGGTGCGAATGATCTCCTGGTGAAGCGGCTGCAGCGCGCGGTGGTGCAGCGCAAGGACGAGCTGGGGTCCGGGCGCGCCGTCTGCCGCGAGCATGGGATCAACGACCGCGATTACACCTGGCTGATGAAGCACTTCGCGCGGCGCAAGGCGGGGCAGCCCACGATCTCCGAGGCCAAGCTGCGCGAGCTGGCCGCGCGCTTCCTGCCGGCGGACGCCGGCGCCGGCGCGGATGGCTGACCCCTTCGCCCCCGAGCCGCTCAGCGCCAAGCGCGCCGTGCGCGAGGAGATCGCGCGGGCGCTCCCACCGGCGTGGCGCAGACCCGATCCACACCGGGCGACGCTCGATGCCCGGGCGGAAGCGCGCGAGGTGCGGGCTGTGGCGCGGCTCATGCGCCGGCTGCGGCTGCCCGGCACAGCCCGTGACGCCCTGCGCACTATTGCACGCTGACATCCTTGTGCCGCGTCCCGCATGCTCCGGGACATGGACCCGCTCTGCTCCGACACCCATTGCGTTGCGTCGACCGGAGCCGCCCGTGAGGGCGGCCTCGACTCTTCGCCCGCGCTCGCGCTGTGCGAGGCGGTGCCCGCGCCGGCGAGCGGCGTGGCGCTGGCGGTGGAGCTGCTGGCGGACGGCCAGGTGCCGGAGTGGATCAAGCTGATGCCCGCCGGCGCCGAGGTGCAGACCCGCGACGACCGGCGCTGGAACAATCCCGACCCCGCCGCGGTGATCGCGGCCACACGGGCGCACGGGTTGCCCCTGCCGCTGGACTTCGAGCACGGGTCCGAGATCGGCCCGCCGGGTCAGCCGTCCCCGGCCGCGGGATGGATCGAGGCCCTGGAGCTGCGCGAGGGCGCGATCTGGGCACGAGCGGCCTGGACGCCGCGCGCCGCCGACATGCTCCGGGCGCGCGAGTACCGCTTCCTGTCGCCGGCGTTCCTGTTCGACAAGGCCACCCAGCGCATCCTGCGCATCACCTCCGTGGCGCTGACCAACCGGCCGGCCTTTCCCGAGCTGGCGCTCAACCGCCTGCAATATCAACCCGAGGACACGATGACCCCCGAGCAACGCAAGACGCTGTGCGCCGCCCTGGCCCTGGCCGACACGGCCACGGACGCGGAGATCGTCACGGCCGCGCAGAAGCAGCACACCGCCCTGGCCACGGCCGCCGAGCAGGCCAAGACCCCGCCCCTGGACAAGTTCGTGCCGCGCGGCGACTACGACGCGCAGGTCGCCAAGGCCACGGCGGCGGAGACCAAGCTCGCCGACCAGGCCAAGGCCGAGCAGGCCAAGGCCATCGACGCGGAGATCTCCGCGGCGGTCAGCGCGAAGAAGATCACGCCGGCGACGGCGGACTACTACCGCGCCATGTGCGCGCAGGCGGGTGGGCTGGAGCAATTCAAGAAGTTCATCGCGGCCGCGCCCGTGCTGGCGCCCGACCAGGTGATCCAGGGCGATCCGGCGAAGAAGGGGGCCGCCGCGCTCACCGCCGACCAGCTCGCGATCTGCAAGACGATGGGCATGGACACCGAGGCATTCGCCCAGGCGCGCGCGGAATAGCCGCGCCGGCACGGCGGCCTCGCCGACGGTCACCGCTGACCACCACGAACCGAGAGACAGGCCACGATGGGAGCACTCGCGACAGACCGCGTGACGCCACGCCGCGCGAACGAGGATTTCAGCTTTCCGGTCGCCGCCGGTGCGGTGATCTACGCCGGGGCGCTGGTGGCCCTGAGCGCCACGGGCTATGCCACGCCGGGCGCGGTCGCGGCGACGCTGCAGCCGGCCGGCGTGGCCCAGGAGGCCGTGGACAACAGCGGAGGCCAGGACGGCGACAAGACCGTCAAGGTTCGCAACGGCGCGTTCCTCTTCGCCAACTCGGCCGCCGGCGACCTGATCGCTCTCACCGAGATCGGGGAGACCTGCTACATCGTCGACGACCAGACCGTGGCCAAGACGGACAACGGCGGGGCGCGCAGCCCCGCGGGGATGGTCGTTGACGTGGATGCGGACGGCGTGTGGGTGTTCGTGGGCTACGGCCCGGTGAGCAGCCCGGCGGGCGCGCTGCTGGCCGCCAACGACCTGTCCGACGTGGCCGACGCCGCCACGGCGCGGGCCAACCTGGCCGCCAACAAGATCGCGCTGCAGCTCGTGGTGGATGACCTGCTGGCGGCCGGCGCCAAGGTCTACCGCGTGGTCTCGCCGGTCGCGGGCCTCATCACGAAAATCTACTCGGTGATCGACGGCGCGCTGGCCGGCGCGGACGCATCGCTCACCGGCAAGATCGGCGCGACACCCATCACCAACGGCGCGATCACCATCGCCCAGGCCGGGTCGGCCGCCGGCGACGTGGACGTGGCCACGCCCACGGCCGCCAACGTGGTGGCCATCGGCGACGTGATCTCGGTCACCGTGGGCGGCGGCAACACCGACGCGGATGCCAACGCCGAAGTGACGGTCTACATCGAGACGTAAGCCTAGGCCGGCGCAGGCGGGCCGGCCCAACCCAGACTCCACCCGGAGCCCCGGCAATGAAGACGTTCCTGAAGCTCGCAATCGGCCTGCTGGCCACCTGCCTTGCCATCGCCGCCGTCGTCGCCTGGGCCGGCCTGTCGCCGGGCTATCCGGTGCCTCCCACGGGGCCGCTGCTGAACGCGCCGCTGCACCTGCCGGAGCTGGTGCTGGGCGGGCTGATCGTCAACCAGGCCAACCTCGCGGACCTGTTCACGGCGTTCAAGACGCAGTTCAAGGAGGGCTTCGCGGCCTTCCAGAAGGAGTCGCTGCAGGCGCGCCTGGCGACGCGGGTGCCGTCCAGCACCCGGGAGAACCACTACGCCTGGCTGGGCCAATGGCCGGAACTGCGGGAGTGGATCGGAGACCGGCACTTGAAGGGCCTGGCGGCACACGACTACCGGATCGCCAACCGCAAGTTCGAGAGCACGGTGGAGATTCCGCGCGACGACATCGAGGACGACACCTACGGCGTGTACTCTCCGGTCGTCAACGGCATGGGCTTCGCCGCCTCGCAGCACCCGGACAAGCTGATCTTCGAGCTGCTCGCCGCCGGCTTCGTCGAGCTGGGCTACGACGGCCAGGCGTTCTTCGACACCGACCATCCGGTGGGAGCCGGCGTGGTGAGCAACACGGGCGGTGGCGGGGGCACGGCGTGGTACCTGCTGGACACCGGCAAGCCGCTCAAGCCGCTGATCTACCAGGTGCGCCGGGAATATGACCTGAAGGCGATGACCGACCGGGGCGACGAGGCGGTGTTCATGCGCGACTCCTACCGCTACGGCGTGGACGCGCGGGTGAACGTCGGCTTCGGCTTCTGGCAGCAGGCGTACGCCTCCAAGCAGACGCTCGACGCGGCGGCTTACGCCGCGGCGCGCGCGGCCATGATGAGCGTGAAGAGCGACGAGGGACGCCCGCTGGGCATCATGCCGCGCCTGCTGATCGTGCCGCCCGCGCTGGAGGCCGCCGGGCTGGAAATCCTCAACGCCGAGCGCGATGCGGCCGGCGCGACCAACGTCTGGCGGGGCACGGCGGAGCTGCTCGTGGTGCCGTGGCTGGCGTAGCCGGCTGAACCCCAGGGGTGGGTAGCCCTAGGCTGAACGCCCGGCGGGTCCAAGCCGCCGGGCGTCTCTTTCACTGACGAGGGACGCATGATCCGCATCACCGCCAAGCAACGCCGGGGCTTCTACCGCTGCGGCGTGTTCCATCCGTCCCGGCCCACGGACCACCCCGACGGCCGCTTTACGAAGGATGAGCTGAAGCGCCTGCGCGGCGAGCCGCACCTGACGGTGGAGCTGCTGGACGGCGAGCCGGCCCAGACGGACTCCGAGCGGGCGGGCAAGGCGCTCAGCGGGGCGCTGGCGGACGACCTGGCCGCCGAGCGCGAGCGCCTGGCCGACCTGGAGCGCAGCCTGGCCGCCCGCAAGGAGGCGCTGGACGCGGCGGACGCGGCCATGACCGCGCGCCAGAACGCCATCGACGAGCTGCTGGCCAACGAGGCGTTCCGCGCCATCGCCCTGCGCTACGGCGTCACGCGCGTCGTGGAAGGCAAGGCCGAGGCCGACCTGCTCAAGGATGGCAAGCCGCGCACCGAGGCGGTGTCCCGCGAGGCGCTGGGCATCGCCTGCTCCGCACAGGAGCGCGACGCGCTGGTCGCGGAGCTGTCCCCGCCCAAGTAGGGCGGCGCACTGGATGCAACGGCCGCCGGCCGGGGCGCTCACCCACCCGGCAGGCATACGGCCAGCATGGGCGGGCATCGCGGGTGCGGCGGGCCCGCTTAACTCTTAGGCGCCAGGCATGTACGCCACCCAGCAGGATATGATCGACGCCTACGGCTCCGACGCCGTCACGCTCGCGGCCGACCGCGACGGCGACGGCCAGGCCGACCCGGGCGTGGTGGACGAGGCGCTCCTGTTCGCAACGGAGTTCATCAACTCGTACCTCGGCGCCAAGTACACACTGCCGCTGGCGACCGTGCCGGCCGTGCTGCCGCCCGTCTGCGTGGACATCGCCCTGTACCGTCTCAGCCAGCGCCCGGGCGCCATGACCGAGGAGGTCAAGGACCGCTACGAGAAGGCGGTCTCCTGGCTGGACCGGGTCGCGCGCGGAATCGTGAGCCTGGGCGTCGATCCCTCGCCGCCCTCGCAGGGCGGCGGCGGGGTGCAGATCAGCAGCGGCCCGCGCAGGTTCACCCGCGACTCGCTCAAGGGGGTGTAGCCGTGGCCGGCACGCACCTGCAAGTCGACACCCGCGGCATCGAGCGCCTGGCGCGGCGCATCGAGCGCCTGGCGCGCAAACGCGCATCCGGCGATTCCCTCTTGCACGCCATCGGCTTCGAGGTCGAGAACCAGACCCGCCGGCGCATCGCCGACGAGAAGGTAGCACCCGACGGCACGCCCTGGCCGGACTTGTCGCCGCGCTACGCGCAGACCCGCCACGCCGGGCACAGCCTGCTGCAGGGCGAGGGCGACCTGCTGGACTCGATCCAGTACCAGGTGAGCGGCGACCAGGTGGAGGTGGGCTCCAACCTGGTCTATGCGGCCATCCACCAGTTCGGCGGGGCCGAGGTGGGCCTGCCCATCCCGGAACGGCCCTACCTGGGCCTCAGCTCCGAGAACGAGGCCGACCTGCTGGCTGTGGTGGACGACTACCTCGACCAGGTGCTGACGTGATCTCACCCCTTGCGGGTCCCCCTGAGGGGGATAGATGAGCCTCAGCACCTACCGCGCGGCCGTGGTGGCCGGGATCGAGGCCGCCGTGCCGGCATTCCGCTCGGTGGAGCCCCACGGCGGGCGCTTCGACCTGGACGAGCTGAAGCGCTTTGGCGCGGCTGCGCCGGCGGCGCGCGTGGCGCTGCTGGGCGTGAGCCCGGCGCAGGAGCTGGCCAGCGGCGCGATGCGGGCCACGGTGCGCGCCGGCGTGTTCGTGCTTACCAGGGACGCGCCCGCCCTGCCGCGCGACGTGGCAGCACTGGTACTGGTGGACGGCGTGCTGCAGGCGGTGCGCGGCAACCTGTGGGGCCTGGACACGACCGAGCGCCCGCAGGCCATGCGCGCCGACAACCTGTTCGGCACGCGCCTGGCGCAGACGGGCATCGACCTGTGGGCGGTGAGCTGGGAGCAACGAGTACACCTGGGCGGGCTGGACGCCGAGACGCTGGACCTGCTGGAGACGATCCAGCAGACCTGGCCGGTGGGCGACGGTGACACGACCGATCCGCAGGACACCATTACTCTGCCGCAGAGCTGAGGGAGCCCAATGGAGCGCACGATCTACGTCACGCCGGTAGCAGGGCGCACGGTGCTGGACCCCGTCACGCGCGAGGCGCTGCCGGCGGCAGGCAAGACCGTGCCGCGCAGCTCGTACTGGGTGCGCCGCCTGCGCGACGGGGACGTGGTGGAAGCCACCTTCGGGCGCGGCAAGGGCCCACACCTGAAAGCGGTGCCGAACCCCAAGGCCGGCGGCAAGGACGGTGACAAATGACGATCAGCTTCAACGAGATTCCCGTGGACCTGCGGGTGCCCGGGGTCTACATCGAGTTCGACAACTCCCGCGCGCTTTCCGGCCTGCCCGGCCAGCCGCACAAGATTCTCGTGATCGGCCAGCGCCTTGCCGGCACGCCGGTCGCCGCCGAGGTGCCCACGCTGATCACCAGCGCCGCGCAAGCAGAGGTGGCCTGGGGCCGCGGCTCCATGATCGCGGCCATGTTCCGGGCGCTCAAGGCAGCCAACCCGCGCACCGAGAGCTGGGGCCTCGCGCTCGACGACGACGTGGCCGGAGTGACGGCCGCCGGCCAGCTCGCGGTGACCGGCCCCGCCACTGCCGCGGGCACGGTGAGCCTGTACGTGGCCGGCACGCGCGTGCGCGCGGCCGTGGCCGACGCGGATACGGCCACGGTCGTGGCGGCGGCCATCGTGGCCGCCATCAACGCGGACACGACACTGCCGGTAACGGCCGCGGTCAATGGCGTGGACGACTTCAAGGCGGACTTGACCGCGCGGCACAAGGGCGAGGGGGGCAACGCCATCGACTTGCGCCTGAACTACCGCCAGGGCGAGGCCCTGCCGGCCGGGATCGCCATCGCCATCACGCCGCTGGCGGCCGGCGCCACCAACCCCGACGTGGCGGACGCCATCGCGGCCATCGGCGACACGCAGTACCATACACTCGTCATGCCCTGGACGGACGACGCCAACCTGGACGCGCTGGAGCTGGAGCTGACCGCGCGCTGGGGGCCGCTGGTCATGAAGGAAGGGCACGCCTTCGCGGCCGTGCGCGGCACGCATGGCGCGCTGATTACCTTCGGCGCCGCGCGCAACAGCCCGTTCCTGACCGTGATGGGCGAGGGCGCCGCGCCCGAGGCGCCCTGGGTGTGGGCGGCGGCCGTCGCCGGCATCGACGCGGCCGAGCCCGACCCCGCCCGCCCGCGCCAGACGCTGCTGTTGCCCGGGCTCCTGCCCGCGGCCGAGGCGGACGCCTTCACCGCCGTCGAGCGCGAGCTGCTGCTGGGCAGCGGGATCGCCACGGCCTTCGTGGCCCCGGGCGGCACGGTGCACGTGGAGCGCCTGATCACGACCTACCAGCTCAACACCCAGGGCATCCCCGATCCGAGCTACCTGGACGTGACGACCCTGCGCACGCTGGCCTACCTGCGCTTCAGCACGCGCCAGCGCTTCGCGCTCAAGTTCCCCCGCCACAAGCTGGCCGACGACGGCACGCAGTTCTCCCCCGGCCAGGCGGTGGCCACGCCCAGCAGCCTGCGCCTGGAGTACCTGGCGCTGTTCCGCGACTGGGAGTTCGCGGGCCTGGTGGAGGGCTTCGAGCAGTTCAAGGACGACCTGCTGGTGGAGCGCGACGCCGGCGACCCCAACCGCGTCAACGCGCAGCTCCCGCCGGACCTGATCAACCAGCTCCGCGTGCAGGCGACGCAAATCCAGTTCCGGCTCTAGGAGGCCACGATGGCAAAGGTACTGGGCCGGGCCTTCATCAAGATGGACGGCCAGATCGTCGAGACGGAAGGCGGCGCGCAGCTCAACCTGGGCGGCGTGATGCGCACCACCCGCAAGTCCAGCGGGCGCGTGGTGGGCTTCTCCGAGGAGCCCCAGGAATCGCGCCTGGAGTGCTCGGTGCTGCTCACGGCGGGCGTGTCCCTGGAGACCTTCCGCCAGGCGACCGCCGTCACGCTCAGCTTCGAGGCGGACACGGGGCAGACGTATTCCATCGCCAACGCGCACCTGACCGAGCCCCCGCAGGTGACCGACGGCGCCAGCAGCAACGTGCGCCTG